CCGAACTGTTAACTTGATCTGTCCCTGTTTCGTGAGCATAGTACAAAGAAGCTCCATAAGTATTTGTAATTCCTGAAATACGTGAAAATACTGGAGTCGTTGTCGCGTTGTATTCTGTTGCATAAGGTAAATTAAACACCCCTTGATCTTGGTATGTGGTTCTAGCTAATGAACTTGTAGTCCATACATTTTCACCAAAATTAAAAGTTACACATCTATCAATTTGTTCTGATCCTGACTTAGGATAGAACCAATTAATTTCTGTATATAAACTATTTGAAGCTGAATAAATGGTATCTGCTGAATTATAGTTAATACCTAAGTTTCCATTATTTGTAGTAAATACAAAATCTTCAACCAGACAAGGTAAAGATTTAACCGTACCATCGTACATAAAAAATCCTCCTTCACCTGACATCCAATATACTGCTCCATTAACATAGGTGGCCGCATGTTGAGAAATACCTCCACAATTTGTTCCTACCTGTCTAACTGAAAAAGTAAAAGGTGGACCAACAAATTGAATAATATAAGCAGCTAAATCAGTTAATACAAAAACATAATCCTTACCTTGAAGAGCAGCAGTAATTTTATTACCTGTGTCCAACCTAAATGTCCCTGCTGTATTTATAGCGGTAGGAGCGTATTCATCTAAATTTTCTTGATCTGAAAATCTTACAAACATAGGATCTTGAGTACTAGCATCGCCTATAGTCGTTTCTGTTCCAAAATGAAATAAATGTCTGTCTCTGTCTGATACAAGAGTAAATCGAGTTGCCGTAGGGTTATTTGTTGTTGCAAAACCAGAAGTAGAAGTAGAAGCTCTGACTGTTCTAGGATTAGTTTCTCCTGCATTCCATGTAAATGTTTTGCCATTAAAAATAGTTGCAACAAGAACTTCTCCGTAATTATCTAAAGACCAATTACCTGGATCTAATACTACATTACTAGTTGCTCTTTCTGTGCCCCATGTAGAATCTCCCCATAGATAAGTACCCCATCCATAACCTAGTGTTTGAAAAGTAGGCCCTACTATTTCATAAGGATTAATAGTTGCGGCTCCTGAAGCAGAGGCCGACCCACTAGCATTAACTTTCATTTCAATAGTAAAAGTATTATCATTAGGAACAGTTAAAACTTCAAAAGCACCTGTTGTAAAATCTGTTGCCGAATATCCTGTTGGAGGAGTAACCGCTGTAAACGTTATATATCTTCCAACTTGTAATCCATGAGAGGTTTTATTAACTGTCACATTATCCAAACCAGAAAAAGTATCAAACGTCGCTCCTGTGATTGCAGTAGCTAAAGGAGTAATATCGTAAAACTGTTCTCCATAATATACAAAAAGGCCTTGAGAAGTACCTATTGCTGTGTATCTTTCCCCTTTTAAACTTGTGAAAGCTAGCTGTGCTCTAGCGGGTCCAGGAAGAGTTTCTTGATTGACACTTAATTGTTGCCATCCACCTATTTTTTCAGGTGCAGTATATCTAAAACGTACAAAATCTCCATCCACCCATTGTCCTGGAAGAGCGGATGCTACGCTTTGTTTATTGAAACCTGCTGCAAAATTTACTTTTTTTAATGCCATAGGGTTGAATATATAAGGTTTTTGTTATTTTGGTAGTATTATATTCCACTCTAGCTTAGATAGCAAATCTTGTAAATGCACCTCTTTTAGTTTATTTTCTTTTAAATACTGATGAAGTTCCTCGGTATCTACTACAATAAATTGATCTTTCATATCGAAGACCATTTTATCTGCTTTGCTTTTAAAACTACCTATTTTAATATTATTCTTTATAGGTCTTAGATCAAATTTAAAATATTGATTATGTAAAATTCCTTCTACATCCCAAAGTTCTTTTTTCTTTTGATTTTGATTAGCTAATTTTTTATTTTTAATTTTACTATAAAACTCTTTCATTTAAAGTATTTTAAAATTAAGTGCCATAGATATTTTTTGTTGGTTGGATTTATTTTGTTCTACTTCATGCATTAAATTTGATTTAAAAATTAAAAGTGTACCTGGTTTTGGATCTAACCAATATGTTTTCCAAGTTAAAGGATTATTTTCTATATAACCAAAATTACCTCCATAAGGTTCATGAGTGTAAAACTTTATACTCCCTGAATTTTCAGGGGTTTTTAAATAATATACTGCAGAAATGTCATTAGGGTAATGCTCGTGTCTTTCTTGATAATCATATTTATTATAAATATTAAACCAGGAATCTATACATTTTATTTTACTATTCTTATAACTTATTTGATTTTTATATTTATCTACTTCTTTAAAAATCCACGTATGTAAATCATCAAATTTTTTATTTGTTGTTAAATTATAACTTCCACATGTATTAAAAGTTGACACACTCCAATTTTCTCCACCTTTTTTAAAATTTTTTTTAATAAATTTACATTCTTCAATTAATTTTTTTTCAATTGATTTATGATTTTTATTTTCAGTTATGCCTATGATAACCGGAAAAATTTGATGTAATTCCATTTTTTGCATTTCTATTATTCTATAAAATTATACCAACCTGTAATTATTGTTTTTTCTTTAGTAGAGCTAATTTCTCCTTTATGGGTATGTGTCCAATCACTAGGCCAAATTAAAGTAAGTCCTTTTTTAGCAGGTATTTTTAAATTTTGATATTTAAAAAAAGTACCCCCATCCTTTACGTCATTTAAGTATGTCATAAAAACTAATACTCTAGTAGAATTGTTTAAACCAGTTCTTTCATAATGCCATTCTTTGAAACCTCCATTAACTGGGTAGTGTTGTAAATTGTAACTCCCTGTAATATTAAATTTAGAAAGAGAAATAATTTCAGGATACTTTTTAGTATATAATTCTAAACATTTTTGCAATTCTTTTCTATACTCATAAAAAGGAGGGGTTAGGTTATTAGGTGAAATGTCAAAATCTAAAGACTGTTTTATTTTTAAATCAATTTGACCAAAATTAAAACTTCCAATAGTTTTAAACATGTTAGGCATTTTAAGATAAGATTCTCTTATCTCCTCACAAACGTTTTTGTCTATAAACCAACCAGACATAAAATGTTTTTTATCTATTTTATACTCTTTCATTTAGTTTCCGGTTTTTTAAACCAAGCAGGAAGTCCTAAATGAGGTCTTCTATCAAACATATTATCTTTGGCACTAGGTGTTTTACGATTATTATAATGCAGAAAAACTTGTACACATTCGTTGCCTTTAAATTTATTTCGCCAATGCTCTAGCTCACAGCCAGAATAAACTAACATATCTCCTGGTTTTAAATCTACTTTAACACCTTTCTTACCTACTTCTCCAGATGGCTCAAGATAGATTGACCAATCATCTCCACCTAAATGCATAGTCGTAGATATCTCGCAACTAAATCTATCTTTGTGTCTTTTTAAAATATCACCTTTTTTATAAATTCTTGCATAAGTATAAGCTGGATATAATTTTAATCCTGTTACCTTTTCCATTTCTGGTTGGCATTTAAGCATTAAAGTTTCCATAGCTATATTAGAATATTGACTATAGGTGTTAGGTACTTGTGCATTAACACCTTCGTATTTTCCCAATAAAGTTTCAAAAGGAGAAATAAATCTAACTTTATTACAAGTATCATAAACTTGTTTTTGTATTAAAAAATAGTTATAAATAAATAAAGCTAAGTCTTTTGATATAGCTTGACGGATAACTGTATATTTGTTTTTTTTAAACATCTTTAGCTATTTCTTTTGGTACTGCTTGAATATTCCAATGTATAAACCTAAAAGGTTCAACACCATGGTCGACAGAAAATTCATGTTCTAAATATCCAGGAAATATAATAAGTGAACCTGGTTGAGGTTTAAAATGAACAATTTCAGTTCCATGAACAATTTTATCTGGTTCTTTTAATTTTAATTTTGTAGCTCTTGCTCCTGTTCGAGGTTCATGAAAAATTGGCATAGATGTTTTATCACTAGCTTTTAAAAAATAAAAACCTGATACATGTTGGTTCCAATGAATGTGAGCCGAATGATGTCCTCCACCTTTTTTAGCAAACTCTTGCACCCACATTTCACTAAACATTGTAGTGTATTGTTGCATATCAAAACCTTGCCAATCTAGAAACTCCCAAGATTTTTGACCAATGTAATTTCTAAAGTCTATGAAATTGTTATCAAATGTTAGAGGAGTTGAGTGGTGACTAATTCCAAAATCGCCATATTTTTTTATATAATCTTTATTTTTTTCTCTTGCTTTTTTAATATATTTATCTGATGACTTGTTTAAAGATTTAACAAAGTCTGCTTTGTCTTCCACCCATATTGGCGTTTTAAAATATTCTATTATTTCCATTTTATTTAAATGGATATCCAAGGTTCCACACGACCAATGAATATCTCGTTCCTTTCGTTACTGGTTTAACTCTATGCCACAAAAATGAAGGAAATACAATAATAGATCCTTTAGAAAGTATCTCTTTTGCTTGTTTCAAATGTTTAGCCTCTTCTCTCATATGTGGATCATAATTTCTAAAGTCAAATTCTAATTCACCACCTTCATATTCTGAACCATCGGTTAGTTGACAAGTCATAGATAGTTTTCTAATTTTACCTTTGTTGGGCCCATCTTTTTTATAAGGCTTATTCCAAGAATCACAATGCCAATCATAGTATTGGTTGTGTTTATATTTTGTAAATTGACAAGATTCACTTTTATCCCATTCAAAATTCCAACCAGCTTGTCTATTTGCTTCGTGAACATATGGATGTAATTCTTTATATATCCAAGTATCATTGAGCCATACTAAATCAGAATTTCTTTTTCTTTTTAAATCTTTTATTTCTTGTTTATTTAATTTTCTGTCACCATAACCACCTGTAATAGCCATTTCTTCTTTTTGTGCATTTGCATAAGCTATAACATCATCACAAAATTTAGGTGTGAGTGCAGATTTAAAATACCAATAATAATTATTTAAGTTCATATGTTATGGTTTGAATAAAATTTAAAGAATCTTTTTGGTTGTTATCGATAGAATAGATGTTTGTTGATGGAAAAATAATAAACATATTATGTTTTAATTCTATATCAAAACTTCGGCCTTTACATCTGTTGTCATCATAATGTATTTTAACAAAACAATCTTTAGTATTTATTCCATATAATAATGTAAAATCAGGTGAATTTTTTAAATTCATATAATCAACGTTAATTAATGATCCTGTTTTTTCGTTTGGTATATAAATATTTCCCCATGTATTAATAGTCTCTAAACATATGTCATATTTAATTTTACTAAACTCTCTTGCATAAGAATCTAATTTACTCCAATCTTTACAAAAAGAGTTATCTTTTTCATGATATAAAGATTCAAAAATAGATTTAATTAATTCTAATGAATTGATTTCAAAGCCTTTTGGCATCGAAACATCACCATAAATTATAAATTGTTCTGATAATACTTTCTTTAACATACTAATTTTATATTAGTATCTGTATACTAGGTATTAATATTTGTCAAATCCCAAGATTGATTAGCTTCATTCCACGCGTAATGTTTTTGCGCCGCTATTTCTTCTGCAGTTAATGCAGGGGCATCACCT